AAAAATGTATGAGAAAAGAACTGGTAAAAAACCTTTTACAAAAAGACCTGCCAAAAAAATGGGCGGTGGTATGATGCAAAGACCTATGATGGGTTACAAGACAGGTAAGATGATCAAAGCAAAGTGTAAGCTAGGTAGAAACAAACCTACTAAATTGTACTAGGAGGGTTCATGGCCCTCAAAGAACTTTTCAAAAGAGGAATACAATCACTTCTTAAAAAGAAAAAAACTGATCCTGTATCAGGTGATACTCAAAAATTAATAACATACACAAAAGAATCTAAACAGCTTCCAGCTAAACAATTAGCTAAACAAGATGCTCAGCTACCTGTAAGAGTAGAGAGAAATATTACTGATGATCTATTGATGGGTCAAGATAGACAACCTTTGTTTGGTTCATCTACATATGATTGGGTAATGAAAAAAGGACCAGGACAATACTCAGCTGATGATTGGATTAATCATTTAACTTCATCAAGGAAAGTAAATTTTAAAGTCTTTGGTAAAAACGCTACAAGAACAGAAAGAGGACCCAAGAGATTTACTTACGATAGAGGATCTAGGTTTGCTGGTAAGGAAGCTACTATCAATAAGGAAGAACTTTTTGATACTAACCTTGCAACCTTTGATGATTTTGGAAACATATCTGGTGGTTTGTTAGGTGCAGCTAAAAGATTTAATTTAAAATTATCAGCGCAAGACATTGGTAATATGATTAAGATGAATCCTGCTAATAGATTAAAACCTGTTGAGTATGGAGGCGTATTTAGTTCGCCTAAAATGGACACAATATTTAAAGGTGTTGCAAGTCAAATAGATGATCTGTCTAAAACAAGTCCAATGTTTGAGCCTTTCAAAGGAATAAAAAGTGATATAGGTGGTTTATCAAGAGCTGTTAAAAGTGGAGATCAAAATTCAATTAAAAATTTTTACGGAAACATAAAAAAAACAATAGAAAATATAAAATCAGAAGGTGGTCTTAATCAAAATCAACTTGTTCAATTGAATGGTATTAGAGGTGGACTAGATGAAATTGTTAGAATATCTAAAGGTAGTGGAGGAGTTAAACCTGTTAAATACGCAAACGAATCAAGTTACACTTTACCAGGCGGAACTAATTACCGTGAAACGGTGTTCGTTCTTGATGAACCTATCTTAGGCAATAGTTCTGCAATGAGATCTACAGGTCATTACGATGATCTAAAAAATAATATTATGCACGTTAGGTACGATACAAGAATAACGCCTGACGGAAAAAAGGCTATGGTCATTCATGAAATACAATCTGATGCTAACCAAAGTATAGCTAAGCAACTTACTGCCAAGGAAGCTTTTGCAGGAGAGCGAAGAATTAATCCGTTTCAAAAAGATATTGAAATGGATTTACTCGTAAACTCTAGAACTAAACTTTTAACAGACATGGATGATGCAATAGCTAAAGGTCAGTTTAATAAATCAAGAGCTATCTCTGATGATTTAAGAAGTGTTAATAAACAAATTAACAATACATTTAAAAGAGGAGATTCTTACGGGGGAAGACGTGAAAAGTTAGATTACTTTCCGTTACTAGACGCTGATGCTTATGGAGACTACTCACTTAAATTTTTAATGAACAAAGCGGCTAAAGAAAACTTTGACTATGTTGCTGTTATGCCTTTTAATAAATTACATTTCAAACAAGGTTACAAAGCAGGTAATGAGAGATTCTACGGCTATCCATCTGGTAAAGGTATAGGTAACAAAGGACAAGCTGTTATGCCTCAACTTATGAAGAAAGCTGCAAGATTTCAAGATTCAAAAGCAGGAACAATTAAATTATCATTATCTGATCCAAAAAAACCTTATAAGATTGTTGATATAGACACGTTTAAATATCCTGATGGTGTTAACAAAGGTAAAACAATTAAAAGCCCAACACATACAGATGCTTATGCAAATCAAATAGAAGGAACAAGATTTATTGAGGAGAGCAACCCAAACTTGTATTTTGATGCTTTTGCTATTGAAGTTAAACCTAATATGGCATACACACAGAAACTATATAAAGCTCAAGGTGGTTTAGTAGTGGATATGTTTAAAACCTTGTGATAAATTAGATTATGGCTGTAGAAAAGGATATATCCGAAAACATCGTTGATGAAACTAAAGTAGAAGAAATTCAGGAACAACCTGAAGGTCTACCACCAATTGTTGAAGTCGAAGGGGAAGAAGTTGTTGAGGAAAATTTAGAAGACGATTTTGGTGCTAATCTTGCAGAAGAGATGGACGAAAGAGATCTTAAGCGTTTAGGGCTAGAATTAATTGATGAATATAAAAAAGACAGAGAATCCAGAAAAGACTGGGAAGAAGGTTACACTAAAGGCCTCGATCTTCTTGGTGTAAAATACAGAGAACAAACGAGACCTTTCAAAGGTGCATCAGGTGTCACCCATCCGTTGTTAAGTGAGAGTGCTACAACATTTCAAGCATCAGCATACAAAGAATTATTGCCAGCAGATGGTCCAGTAAGAACACAGGTTATAGGAATAAAAACACCTGCCACCGAACAACAATCAGAGCGTGTTCAAGAATATTTAAATTATCTTCTTATGGAAAAGATGGAAGACTACACAACTGATATGGATCAAATGTTATACTATTTACCTTTATCAGGATCTACATTCAAAAAGATTTATTACGATGACTTTTTAAAAAGACCAGTTTCAAAATTTGTACCTGCAGAAGATTTAGTTGTCCCTTACTATGCCTCTGATTTAAAAGATGCAGGAAGAATAACACACGTTATTAAAATGAGCGAGAATGATGTAGCTAAAAAAATGGCTGCAGGTTTTTACAGAGATATAGATTTACCTAATCCAAGTAATGTACAAGATTCAGATTTACAACAAAAAATAGATGAACTTGATGGTGTTAAGCCAGGATTTACAGATTACATTCATACGATTCTAGAAATGCATGTTGAACTAAATTTAGATGATTATGAAAATTTAGATAAGAGATCTAAAAAATCAATTAAGATTCCATACATTGTAACTATTGATGAAAGCTCAAGTGAAGTTTTATCAGTTTATAGAAATTACAGAGTCGATGATCAGAACTACACAAGAATAGAATACTTTGTACATTACAAATTTTTACCTGGACTTGGTTTTTATGGCTTTGGTTTAATACACACTATCGGTGGGTTATCTAGAGCTGCTACCGTTGCATTAAGACAATTAATTGATGCAGGTACCTTAAAGAATTTACCAGCAGGATTTAAGTCCAGAGGTATTAGAGTTAGAGATGATGACCAACCAATACAACCTGGAGAGTTTAGAGATGTAGATGCACCAGGCGGAAACATTAGAGATCAGTTTTTTAACTTACCTTTTTCAGAACCAAGCACAACTTTATTTCAACTTTTAGGTTTTGTCGTACAGGCAGGTCAGAAGTTTGCAGCTATTACAGATGCATCGGTAGGTAATGATACTCAAAACAGAGCAGTAGGTACTACTATTGCTATGATGGAAAGAGGATCAAGAGTAATGAGTGGTGTTCATAAAAGATGTTACTATGCAATGAGGCTAGAGTTTAAAATATTAGCTAGAATATGTGGAGAATACTTACCTCCTGTATATCCTTATGATGTTTATGGTGGTCCAAGAACAATTAAGGGAACGGACTTTGATAACAGAGTAGATGTTTTACCAGTAGCTGATCCAAACATCATGTCTATGGCTCAAAGAGTTACTTTAGCTCAAACACAATTACAAATTGCTAGTTCTAATCCACAACTACACAATATTCACGAAGCTTATAGAAGAGTTTATGAAGCCTTAGGTACAAAACAAATAGAAACATTATTAAAACCACCAGCTAAACAACCTGAACCTATGGATCCAGCAAAAGAAAATGCTAGAGCATTACAGATGAAGTTGTTGACTGCTTTTGAATTCCAAGATCACGATGCTCACATAGCTGCACACTCAGCATTTATGGCATCAAGAATGGTACAGATAAATCCACAAGTTTATGCTTTATTACAATCACATATATCTGATCACATTTCTTTCAAAGCAAGACAAGAAGTTGGTGAACAAATGGGACAAGATCCACAA